GAATTATCCAGCTAACCTGTCAGATGAGGCAGACACAGCGGGTAAGCTTGCAGGCGTGACCTCAGACAAAACCCGTTTGTCCGTGCTTTCAATCGTTGATGATGTGGACGACGAGCTGGCACAAATTCAAAAGGAAAAGGACGAATTGTCCTATAACACCGATTATCCAACAGAAAGAACAATCGACTTTTCGGCAGGTAATGAGTAATGTATTGGAATGAGCGACAAAAACAACTGTATGCAGGGCTTGAAAAGGATGAGGCAGCCCTTAAACGCCGCCTTGCAGCTTATTACAGCGAAGAGGCAGCCAGGCTGGACCGTGAGATTGCCGCATACTACCAAAAATACGGCGAAAACGGCATAATTAAATACCGCACGCTTAAGGAATCCTTATCGGATGATGAGGTTAAGCTGCTTATGCAGGATTGTGACGAGTTTGTGAAAAAATATCCTCAATACGCCGGGCTAATGCCTATCCGCAAAAGTATTTATAAGCTGGACCGTTTAGAGGGCTTGCAATATTCAATAATGCTGCATCAGTATGGCCTTGGGGCACTAACACAAATAGAATTAAACAGCCACTTCCGAAAGCAAGCACTTAAGGGCGTTAACTTTGCCCGTGAGATATTAGGCTTCGGCAAAAATTTTCATTCTGAAAATGACGATGTTATAAACCTATTTGTCGGTGTTCCTTGGGCCAATGGCAAAAGCTTTTCGCAAATAATTTGGGAAAATTCCGACAAATTAACCAATTATCTGCAATATGACTTTGCAGCGGGCATTGCCCGAGGCGATTCATACAGCCGCCTGACTAAGGCCTTGCAGGAAAGGTTTATAACCGTAAATAAAAACGATGCCTACCGTCTTGTATATACAGAAGGCACCTATGTTATGGCCGAGGCCACAATGCAGCCCTTTAAAGAGGAGTTTGAACAGTACAAGCTGTCAACGGTTGGCGACGGCAAGGTGTGCAGCAAATGCGCCGACATAGCCCGTCAGGTGTTTGACATCAAAGACCGCACGCCGGGGGTTAACTTCCCGCCCATGCATCCCTGGTGCCGGTGCACATTTGAAATATATGTTGAGGATTGGGACAAATGGCAGGACGATTATGTCAAAAGGCACAGCCAAGCTCCCGACAGAATATTGAAATCGCTCAAAGCTAATGATATAATCAATGTAGATGTTGATGAATTGGTTCCTTGTTTAAAGAATGCAAAGACTGGTAAAATTGTTGAAACCTATGTTCGTGAAATGACACGAGATGAACTCGGTAAATATACCTTAAAAAACGGTTGGAGCGACAATTGGAAGGATAGGCCAAAAAACGAAAACATTTACGGATTATATATAAAAAACTCCAAACAAATACAGGGCTTGATTGCATTAAGACCAGAAAGAGGTTGCGTTTATGTAGCAAGCGCCGCTGCTTCGCCAAATAATAATCCTCTGCTGAATAATGGTAATAAAGAGTATCTTGGCGTTGGTGGGCATTTGTTTGCGATTGCCGCAGAGGAATGCTTAAAAATTGATGATTACGGTGCTATATATGGATATGCTGTAAATGAAAAAGTATTGAATCACTATATTAAAGAATTTAATGCTATGTATATTCCTACCCGAACACATGAATATCAATTTTTTATCGAAACTGAAGATGCAATAAACTTGTTAAGGAAGTATAACTATGAAAGAAAATGAAATTAAATTACCCGAAGACCCAACAATTGACGACGGATTCACAGGCCTTTATTGCGGTGGTCCAAATATTGTTCATAACGAGCCGCCTAAGTATTATTTAGGAAAGTTAGGCAAGTATATGAAAGAAAGCGGAAAAAAATTTGAAGAATTAAACAAGGATGAATTAAAGCAATTTGAAATTTAGCACCATGCAAAAGCACGGTGCTTTTATTATGCAGTAAAGGAGGTGGTAAAAGGTGTGATAACAGTACAATGCAAAAAAGGTCAGATAACCGTATCAGGCCACGCAGGCTATGCCGAAAAAGGGCACGATATAGTTTGCGCCGCCGTTTCGATATTGATATATAACTTACAAAACAGCATAGAAAGGCTCACGGAAGATACTGTGGGCTTTTCTTTTTGCCCGGATGTAACAGTTATCGAATACGGCAAACTAAGCGCCCAAGGGCGTTTGCTTGTCAATTCATTCATTAACGGATTAGAGTTGCTTTCGGCAAACTATCCGCAAAATGTTTGTTTTGCATAGCGTTATATTTTATTTACGGAGGTAAAAAGCAATGAACAAAGCAATTGTTCAAAAAATCAATTTACAGCTGCACTCAGATGAGGGCGGCAACGACCCAAATCCAAACCCACAGCAAAATACCCCGCCCGCTAAAAACGAGCCGGGGAGCAACACAGACCCTAAAAATGAGCCTGGCAACGGCAAACAGGGTAAGGACGATAAGGGACCCAAGTACACTGAGGCCGATGTGCAAAAACTCATTGACCAGAAATTGGCCGAATGGGAGGCAAAACAAAACTCAAAAACCGATGAGGCAGCAAAGCTTGCACAAATGAGTGCCCAAGAAAGGGCCGAATATGAAAGGGATAAACTCCAAAAGCAGGTTGACGAGCTCCTTAAGGAAAAATCAATGGGCGAAATGCAGTCAACTGCAAGGGAAATGCTCTCAGCAGAAAGCATTAACGCCCCTGATGAAATTGTTAAGTTGCTTGTTACAGCTGATGCAGATGGCACAAAGAAAGCGGTTAACGCTTTTGTTTCGCTCTTCCAAAGCAGCGTAAAAAATGCTGTTGCCGAGGCACTTAAGGGCAATCCCCCAAAAATCGGCTCAGACCAATCATTAACCAAAGATGACATAATGAAAATCAAAGACACAAAAGCCCGTCAAAAGGCTATTAAAGAAAACATTGAGTTATTTCAATAAGGAAAGGAATGTATAACATGAAAAAGAAAATCAACTTACAGCTGCACGCAGCTGAATCAAACACAACCGTAACCGGCGATATTGCCCCGGCAATATCAATTGACCATGTCAGCAAAATCAACCAAAACATCACTGAGCTTATGGATATTCTCGGTATTGTTGAGTTAACTCCTGTGGCAGCGGGCACAGAAATTAAGATTTATAAAACCGATATTGAAAATACTCCGTCACAGGTCGGCGAAAGCGAAACAATTCCGCTTACAAAGGTTACCCGTAAGCTTGCAAGGACAATTTCGTTAGGCATCAAAAAGTACCGCAAGGTAACATCAATTGAGGCAATCCTTGCTAAAGGCTACGACAACGCAGTAAACGCCACTGACCGCAAGCTTATTTCCGGCGTGCAAAAGGGTATCAAGAGTGAATTTTTTGATGTTCTTGTTACCGGCACTCAAAAATCGAAGGGAACAGGCTTGCAGGCTGCTGCGGCTAATGCCTGGGGCGTGCTTAACGGACTTTATGAGGATGAAGATGTTGACTGCATCTACTTCCTTAACCCTCTTGATGTTGCCGATTATATCGGCCAGGCGCAAGTTACAATGCAGACAGCCTTCGGTTTGTCATACATTGCTAATTTCGTTGGCCTCGGCACCGTCATTGTGAGCAACAGAGTTCCAAAAGGCAAGATTATCGCAACCGCAAAACAAAACCTTAATGGTGTATATATTGATGTGACCGCTAACGACACGAAGGAACTTTTTGCTTTCACTACAGATGAAAGCGGCGTTATCGGTATGGCACATTCAGGTAAAACCACAATCGCCTCCTGCGAAACACTCCTTGTTACAGGCGTTACAATCTATCCCGAGCGCCTGGACGGAATCGTTGTTTCAACAATTGAGGCAGAAACAGCATCATCCACAACATCCGACGAGCAGAAGGATTCAAACTAATTAAGGGGGTGTGGCAATGAACACACAGGAAAAAATTCTTGAAAAAGTCAAAAATATTCTTGATGATGAGGAGTTTGTCGAAAAACGATTTAAGGAATACATTGCCACCGTGACCGACCGCCTTTGTGTCCGCCTTAGGGTTGATGCTCTGCCCCCTGCGTTCGTAGCAATCGCCGCCGATGCCGTTATTAAGATGCACCGGCGGTATTATTATGAGGGTGTGGCAAGCGAGGGCGACGGAACAGTCAGCACCTCGTTTGTCAATGACATTCTGTCGGAATACTCCGACGAGATTAACGCCTATATCGAAAGGCAAAAGGGGGCGCTGCATTTCTTATGATATGGAAAAAGTGCGTTCTTATTGCCAACGAACCGAAAAGTGCAGAGCTTGCCGACAGCAACAACGCTGCCGTGCTTGACTGTATGGGCGCAGCCGTGCTTGTAAATGCTTTTGACAGGCTGGGTAATGTAGTTTGCTACCCAAAGGACAAAAAGACGGTATTTGCCCGTTTTACGCCCTCAGACGAAAGCAAAGCCCAGCTTGACGGCCGAACGGTCACAGCAGATACAAGACGGTTGCTGCTGCGCTGTACTGCCCGTAATGTGCCCAAATGCGACTTTGTCCGTTTCGAGGGCAAGAATTACCGTGTTGAGGAAAAAATCGACCTGCGGCGCTTTGTGCTGCTTATTGTGAGGAATGCCAATGGAGTATAAATACAAGCTTACGGTTGACGGCGTTGAGGAGCTGGAGGCAAAGCTGATAGCGATGAACAGAATCAGATTTGATGCAGTCACTCTAAAAAATATGACCCAAATATTTAACCGTGCCAAGTCATGCACTCCCGTCGATACAGGCGAATTGCGCAAGCATGTAGCATACGACAGAAATACATTCGGATATATAGAAGAGTACGCACCCTATGTTGAATACGGCCACAGAACCGTCAACGGCGGTTGGGTAAATGGGCAATATTACCTAAAAAAGAATGTAGAAAAGCAGCAGCCCATATACAAAAATGACCTGCTTAAGGCTATAAGAAAGGAGTTGGGCTAATGTTTTCACAGCTCGGGTTGGTCGATTTAATAGCGGCAATCCAAAAAACAGTGCAAACCAAAACAGGACTAAGGTGCTATGATGCCGTGCCGGACAAAGAGCCAAGTCCTTTTTATTTTGCCGAGGTCGTTTCAAAGCGCCCCGAAAAAAACAAATTGATGTTTAAGGATGTGTTTACCGTGTTCATTCACGCAATAGCATCGCCGGGCGCTTCATCGGTCGAGATTTACGACCTTATACAAAAGCTGGAGGAAGCACTTACAACAGAAATTGAGCTTCCGCCCGGTTTTGACTTGCTTTTGCAGTCGAATGCCGGACTGCAAACCATTCAAACAGACGAAACAAACGAAAAACACGCAGTTGTAGCATACGAGTTTACCGTGTGCTACGGCTACAAAATTAAGTAAGGAGATTAAAATATGAACAAACTCAATTTACAACTTCACGCAGAACCTTTCGACGATAAGGTTTATTATGATGATTCATCAATTAAAGCCACAGCGGGCAAGGACATTTTACTTGCTGTGTGGAACGCAGACGGCACAAAGCTGCTTGCTATCGGCGGCCAGCAGTCGCTGACTATCAACCGCAGTGCGGATTCGATTGAAATTAATTCTAAGGATTCCGAGGGCGGCTGGAAGGACAAGCTTGCCGGCATGAAAGAGTGGTCGATTGACACTGACGGCCTTTGGGTTGCAAGCGATGAATCGCATAAAATCCTTTCAACCGCTTTTGAAAACAGCGATGCCGTGTGTATTAAGGTTATTAACCGCAAAACAAAGAAAGGAATGTTCGGCGGCTTAGCTTGTATCACAGACTATCCCATTGAGGCGCCGTATGACGATGCAATGACTTACAGCCTGACCCTTGAAGGAAAGGGCAAGCTTGTTGACCTTTCAACAGCAACATTAACCGAGGACACAATGCCTGAGGGCTTAAGC